CCACTATCTCTGATTTCTTTATCATCAATAATATATTGCTTTGGAAAATTATCTAAAGATTTTTTTGCATCCGATAAATTAACTGTAAATCTTTTTGAAAACTCTTTTACAATACTACTCTCGTCATCTAAATTAGTACCCCTTAACCAAGACATCTTTATTTCATCAAGTATGCTTTCTTGTTCGTCTTCAAGAGGTTCTAATTCCTCAGCCGCTTCACGTAATTTTTCAGATGTTAAGACCAAGAACTCCACCTCCTCTGTAATCAGTTTTTACTGGTTCACTTGTGCCAAAAATGTCTAAATCATCCAATAATAAGAAAATATCAGTATCTTGATGTGTAGCAGCATTCGCAAGGGCAAGCCCCATTACCAAATCGTCGTGTGCGCCGACACCTTCAAACTTACCGCTGTCGGTGATGGCGAACATTGATAATTCGTCTAAAATGTTATCTGTGACCCTTCTTGACTCATCATTACCTCTTGGGAAAATTAACTTATGATTCTCAATATTCATCTGCAAGTTCAATATAATCTCTTGTTTCTTTTGTCTAGTAGTAGTGAAGTCTCGCACATTTAAGTCTGTAATGTCTCTTAATTCTTGAGTAAATGATTTAGCAAACGTGTTTGTTTCTAAGTAAATACACTCAGGTTTAAATAATTGACCTATTAGTTTTAATTTATTAATATTTTCTCTAAACTCTACATTCTTTTGCCTATCAACGAAAATAATTCTTTTATTTTTATTTTCATCTACTTCTAAAACAATAATTACGTTATAGTCACCATCAGTAGAAATTGCAGGGTCAACTCCAACAAAGTATTTGTAACCCTTATCTTTCCTTTCTCTCATTCTCAATATGTCTTTTTTACCTAATTCCTTACAAGCATCTAAATGTTCAGGATTGAATAAAGATGTACCTGTTGAAATTGGTATACACATATATTCACGCGTAAATTTCATAGAGCCAACTTCTGCTTTACGTTGCATAAGAGCATCATAACCCCAACGCTCAGGCCAAAGTGGTTCATTTAACTGGTTAAGGCAGGGGTATTTATTTACTGTATAAGCCTCATTTTCCTCAAGAACTGTAAAAATATCTGTATATGTAAAGGGTGTACCAATCATTCTTAACGATGCCGTGTGGTGCAAGGTCGGAATCATATCACCAAAGAACCAATCAGTTACACGTTTAATAGCGGCTAAACTAAACTCTTTCAAAGGGTCGTCAATAATAATTTCTTGAGGGTGAAGACCACGAATCTGAGAACCAACTGAACGTTCAAGAATAGAATTGCCATTGGTCAATTGCATATTACCCATAGCCCAACCTCTACTTGGTCTAAATTTTGTTAAGGCTGGTTTATTGAATAACTTGTCGATGTCTCTCATGTGAACCATAGTCTGCTTATGGTTAGAAGAAATGTATAGCATTTGATATGGTGGGGGTTGGAAACAAAGATTCCATACTGCCCAAGCGTGCATAAATACTGATTTACCGTGGTCACGAGAACAAATAATAACTGTTCTAGATGTAGTATTAATTGTTTCTAACCATTCTTCATGGAACGGTGCAAAATCATATCCCAATACTTGAGTAAAGAAATACGGAAAAGACGTTTTAGAAATTTCCAAATCCATCTCCGTAGAGAAATCTAATGAATCCATTTCTTCATTCATTTTTACATTCCTCCCAATTATTAAGTATATCTTTTACTTGGTTCCTTATTTCTTCGACTTCATTCATTCTATGGAGGTCGTTGTTGAATTCGTTTAAATACCACCAAAAAAAATCACAAGTCTTTTCATTTAATCCACCCTTTCTATGTTCTAAATGTTCCTGTATTGTCCAAGTATTATATGAACCATATTCTTTTAATATAAAAATATAGTCGTCCCAAGCCTCTTTAGCCCATCTTCTCTCATCTTCACTCTTTCCCATATGGGAATATTCGACTATTAAATCTTCATATGCATCTATGGCTATTTCGCAACAATTTGGTTCATCCTCGACCATAGGTTCATTAATGCTAGATAAACCAGTAGTAGTATCTAAGACTTGAATCTTAAGAATATTTTCCCAATTACTCATTTTCACACTCCTCCCAACCTGTCAATAAATCTTTACCACGCCGATGAAGCATAGTAGGAATACCGAAATCTTTCTTCCTTTGAGTATAGTGAATATTATACAGACGACCGGGTTTTTTACCACTAATATCTTCCAATATCCCTCTTAATTCTTCACAGGACATATTTTCATAACGATAAATAATGCTTGTATTTTCTAATGTTTCGCCCGGCAAATAACCTCCGGGCGGAATATCATAACCCTCATATTGACCAATATCCTGTCTTACTATTGCTATCCATTCCTCTTTTGCCTCTTCACAACAATTCTTATCTTCCATCATAGGCTCATTTATACTAGATAAACTAGTGGTAGTATCTAAGACTTGGACTTTTAAAATATCTTCCCAATTCATTTCTCACATTCCTCCCAAAAACGAAGTGTATTGAGATACGGTATACTTGATTTTGGTTGTTCTTTTCTATATCGCCCGCCAAGATGCGGGGCTTGATTGCTATTTTTCACATCTTGCAATATTTCTCTAAATGTTTTACAATTCGTAAGACCAAGTATTTCTTCAATATAATCAATATATATTTTATCGTCATAATAATTTGCTTGTTCTTCAAGAAATTTCTCACGCGCTAATTCGCAACAATCTTTATCTTCCATCATAGGCTCATTTATACTAGATAAACTACTAGTAGTATCTAATACCTGAACTTTTAAAATATCTTGCCACATATTACTCACCCAAAAGACAATCTTCATATTTCATAAATGTTTCTACAAGATACATATAACCTATAATATTTTTATCCCCATCTCTAATTTCACTTTCAAACCAATCTAAAAGTTCATCACAAGTCTTTTTCCTTATCCACAATGTATGTTGTTCAAACATATCCATATCATCTCGATATGTAAATTTATCACCCAAATCGACCCATTCTTTCCACCAGTCAATTAATCTTTCCTTTAATTCATCACAACAGTTATTATCGTCATCTAACATAGGTTCGTTAATAGTAGATAAACTTGTAGAGGTATCTAATACCTGAACCTTAAGAATCTCTTTCCAATCAAGCATTTTCACAATCCTCCCATTCTTTAAATATAATTTTAATTATATCAAAAATGTCATAGGCAGTAGCACCGGGAACTGTATTATTTTGAAATTTATCAAACACACCCCAAAAATACTCTTTAGCATCTTCCATAACTTGCTCTAATTTATCGCAAAGATTAGCATCAAAATTAGGAGCATTACTATTTGTACATAATTTTTCCCCATCTATAATACCTATTCCCATATCTTCTGCTAATACATCAAGTGTCGCTCGACTACCTTGAATAATGTGGTTAATGTAATTATCCCAATCTTCATCAGTTCCGCTTAATCTTGATTTTATATATCCTATATTATTTTCATCCTTTGTAGCATAAAAACATAAAAGTGTTACAAAATTTTCATATGCCTTCAAGCAACATTTTTCTTTATCTTCATCAATCATCGGTTCATTAATTGAACTTAGTCCTGTACTTGTATCAAGAATCTGAACCTTTAGTATATCTTCCCAACCCATAACAATCACCACTTAAGGAAATCTAAACTTCTAATAACTTCACCAAGATTAATAATAACACCATAATTAAAAATTAAGCGTGTATCTAAATCTAATAAAGGTTGCGACCTTTTATATTTTGTGCCTAATTCACGTTCAATAACTAATTCGCGCGATTCTTCAATGCCCTTTTTAGTTCTAACAGGGGCTCTAGAATAATGATAATAATTGTATTTTAAGCCATTCAAAGTTCCCTCAGTCGAGTTGTTAGCAGATTTTAACAAATCAAATATTTCTAAAATTGTACAAGCATCCTCTTCTGATATTTGTTCATACTCTCTTGTATCCCAGTTTTGTTCAAAAATCACACCATAAAATTCTAATTCAACATCCCTGGGTTTAAAGGGGTATTTCATTTCGTTTGAAGAATAGTCTTCAATAATTCTTCCTCGCTTCCTATGTTCACTATTACGCTGTTTAACATCACCCGGTTTTGCTCGACTAGGATGACTAAACTCTACAACATTATCTAAATAAGTTTCAGTTATTTCTAAAGATACTAGTTTTGGATTAAATAACCAACTTTCCATCTTTTGCATCAATTTGTTATAACAATCCTTATCCTCTATCATAGGTTCATTAATAGACTGTATTCCCGTACTAGTATCTAACACTTGCACCTTAACTACATCCCACCAACTACTAGAAAACCAATCAGAAAGACCTTTAGCCATTCTTTCCAAACTATCTGAATCACCATTTATTCTAACTCCCCAAGCATTTGGGTATCTGTTACTAAAATTATCAACCATATCTTCAGGAATACCTTTAGTATCAACAGGGTCTATATCGTAATATTGACTCATCATCTCGACATACGTTTCTTGGTTTCTATCAGGAGTAACCGGTCCAGTATATTTAAATCCTGCTATTTTAGGCAAATCCCTTTTTAGTTTAGTTTCTCTTAACCCCATTAATTTATTAAGAGGTTTACCAAAATAACCAGAATCGCTTTTCCATTTACTATAAACAAATGCTCCACCCAAAATATAGTAAGTTAGTTTATCAATATATCCAAGAGTGCTTAATATTTTACCCTTATAAATTTCATAAAAATATTGCATGTTATCTGTGTACCAACTAGGAATTCTACCTTCCCTCATATTGTACACATTAGGCCCATGATGTTTCTCGAATAATGAAGCAATTACTTGCTCACTAACCGGGCCATGAATACCTTCAGATTCGTCCATAAAATCACTCTTCTTTCAATATGCTAAACCAAGTTATATCATTAGAATCTTCCGATGCAAATTTATCTTGAAATTGTCGCCATTCCGCAGGTGTTCTCATTCTTCCTGATTCAGGGTCATATTCTTGAACTTCGGGTGCAGGTCTATCTTCACTTTCTTCAGCAGGGTCAAAATCAGGGTCACTAATTTCTCCAATATCTTTAGGAATAAAATACTCTTCACCTGTTTCTGGGTTAACTTGTCTAATTTTAGGAATACCAAATCTATCTACTTCTGGATATACTGTCTCATCAATAGTACCCAACGGGCCTAAATTTTCTGAAACTCGTACAGCATTATCTTTAAACCATTTAATCTCTTCTTCGGTTAAAAGGTCTTTAAGTTTCCTATCTATCTCTTCAGGACTTCTTGCACCCATACCTTGAATAATTTTACTTTCTAAAATAATAGAAACATGAGTCAAAAACTTTTTTGTACTCTCTTTATCTTTCATTTGATTAGCAACAGTTTTCATATCCACAGTACTAACTTTAAACCCGGATTCTGTAAATGCTTCAGCAATATCATCAGTTCCCTCTAATAATAGCCCATCTACATAATTTCCTGCTGTCAATTGGTCCCAAGTTTGATTTACCATTTCTTCAGTGAGTCCTTCTGATAAATCCACCTTCTCATCACTTTCTTCTAATTCTCCACCCTTGGCGTGAAATCTATCTATTTTATTTTGTATATCCCGAATTAACTTGGTGACATTCGACTCAACAGATTTACTAATAGAATTAGTAAGATATTCTAATCTTTTAGGCGTCATGCCTCTACCTTTATCTCCGGCTTTAGGCTCAGATATTTCTTTTTCTCCTGCAAATCTTCGAGTGGATTGGCCATAATCTTCAGAAGCATCTAACACATCTTTACCATAATCAGTAAATTGCATTAAAGTATTAAACAAGTCAACATAGTATTCAAGCCCATAATTAATTGCATCATCAGTTACCTTTTTAAAACTTTGAACCTCTCCCATTTCAGCATCCTTAATTGATAATGATAATAATTGCTCTAAAGCATTAACCCAATTACTATTTTTAAACATATCAATAGTAAATATCCCACCCATATCTTCAGGACCAGAACCTGCTGTATTTTTTAATATATATTTCCATGTCATTTTTTCACGCTCCTAGTGCTTCAATCTTATATTTATTTCTAGTTCCCCTTCTTTCAGAACTTATTAAATCAATCTTATATGTTTTACTCATCCATTCAATAAATCTAGGGTCTATTGGAATTTCTAATATTACTTCTATTTCATTAGCATCAGTAGTCCCAGAAATCTCTACTACTTCATTATCATCTAATTGCTCAATTAACCACTCAATGTTAGAAGACATTTTTAGTATTGATTTCCAACTCATCTACACAACCCCTTAATCTTGTAAACAATTTTTTCTGTTACACCAAAAGATTTAGAAATATTACTATGGGAATCAATAGAATTCACAATTCCTGTAATTTCTACACAATTAATTTCCAATTTATCTTCTTTCTCTATCTTATTAATTAGATAATCAACATCATCCACATCCTCAACATCTAATTTACCATAATAAATAGGAAGCCCATTCATCTTATTAATATAATCATGAACAGTTAATAATGATTTACCAATTCTACTTTCCTGAATATCAATTTGTTCCTTAACACCCTGTTCCTTTTTAGGTTCAGTCAAATCCATAATCTTATCAATACTCTTATCAAGTGCGTCAAAATCTTCCTTTGATGAATTTTCTTGTTCCTCTCTAAGTAAATTCTGGAAATCAGGTGATTGTAAAATACTTCGTAAATTAGTTAATGGTAAATCCTTATCTCCCATTTCAAGATATTTTTGATAATACTCATCTAAAGGCTTATTAAAATACTTTAACTCGGAGAGAAGTTTTTTATCTTGATGCGCTAAAATTGCCTCACCAATCTTACCAGCACCCCAAATTCTATGCTCTTCTGCAAAATCTGGCATTAACTCATCTAAGACATTAGTAATACCTAATTGAATCTCCCTAACATAGTTTTCCCAACCCTCAACAGAACTAAATCCTCCCTTTAAGAGTTGCAAATAATTAATTAAATCTTCCAATAATTCAGTGTCAAAGAAGTTATCATCCAATGCTCTTAGCATATTCTGTAAAGTTTTTGCCTTAGCACTAGTGCCGAAATTTAATTCCATAGCCCTGTATGGGTATCTACCTTCTTGAGTTGTAGCATCGGGGTCAAATTCCTCACCAAAATCAACACCACCCTTATCTACAAACTCAGGTTTTTCATCAACAAATTTACCTTTACTTAAAGGCTGGAAATAATAAGCATTCAATAATTCCTTTAATTTGTCAAACTCTTCCTTAACTTCAGAAACATATTCTTCTAATTTTTCAGAAGGTATTTCACTTGGAGTGCCTTGAGTTCTGGGTCTTCTAAATCCTTGAGGGTCATCTTTACCACTAACTTGAATAGAACCACCGGCTGCACCTCGCTGCGGTCCACCGACTTTAGGACTCATAGTAATTGGTAATTTTCCACTTTCTAAAAACAGTCTATTAAGAACAGCAAAGAACTTACCTGTTTTAGTAGTAATTTCATTAATTTCCTCTATTACTCCCGAATCAAATTCCCTTAACCAATATGTAATAGGTAAGAACATAATTGCTTCAGGAATATCCTTAACAGATTCCTTCAACTCTTCAATCAAATCTTCTATTAATCTCTTTTGGTCGCCTTCTGGCAAGGCTTCTCTAATAATACCTAACTCTGTTAAAATATCTTCTAAGTCCTCACCCATACCAACAGGTAATTCTTGTAATTCTTGACTAATATTGTGCCATAAAATTGGGTCTAATTTTAATGTAGTAGCAAAGGTTGGTACTGTTCCTTCAACATCTCCTTCAAAAACTCTTTCATCCCTAGAACCGCCGGGGGCTTTTTCAGGCACTCTTTGAGATAATTCCGGCTGTAATTTACCATCTTTAGTTCTAATACTTTGCCGAGAATATGTGGTTCTAGCAGGTCGCTTAGCACCTAATCTAGAAATTAAATCAATAATTCTCTCAACATGAGTAGAAAATTGTTTTTCAACTATTCCAATCTTTTTGATATAAGGAGGGGGAACTTCTAATTCTGCAACTAAATCTTGATACTCTTTATCATCGGGTCTTTGGTCTTCAAGAACATCCTTTAAATTATTAACAGCAGTAACTAACTCGGGATATTTGTCTTGAACTCTTTCCCAAAACATATACATTCTTTCTCTATCATTTGCTTTCTTTAAATCTACTTCACCTAATTCTTTATAGAAATCTTCAACCATCATGTTAAGTTTTTCTAACTCTTCAGAATCAGGTGTATTAAAAATTTGAATAGAAATCTCATTAAATATTCGCTCTAACACAGGGTATAAATTACGCTTACCTGCTCTTTCTAACAAAGGTAATATTGCTTCCATTTCTTTCTCAAAGTTATCCATATCCTTATTAAATTTATCAGTGATTGAAAGCCTGTGTTTAGAGTCTTCAGTAATTTGTGGCAAGGTATCTAAAATTCTTGTTCGTATAAATTTACCCTTAAATTTAATCCCAGTTAAAAAGTTTCTAACTGCACTAGTAGCAGCCTTTAATGCTTTATCTTGAACATCTTTATCTGAACCCTTCATTTTCTTACTAACTTCTTTACGGACACCTTTCCAAAATCTTTTGACTACCCCTGTTGTCGGGTCTTCAAATTTACTATTATGTTTCTCTTGCTGTTGTTTAATACCCTCTGCAAGAGAACCGCCCTGATGGATATACTGAAGTATATCCTTAATAATTTCTTCTTTAGTACTATCATCAATCATACTTCTTCACCTTTAACTTTAATAAAATCTTCTCTTAATAATTCTTCCAACATCCAAGGAATTTCATTCTTTAATTTTCGTTTATTTTTAACAATTCTTTTTAAATTGATTTCTACTTTATCAGACAAACCTTTTTTTATTTTAGTAATAGATTTAACAAGTGCATCTTCTAAACCAGTTATCTCATTACCAAGTGGAATTCTACCTTCATCGAGAGTATTAAATAAATAACCCATTCTTTCAGATTCTTCATTTGAGGCCTTTTGAATAATAGTATCTATTTTTTGAATAGCCATTAATATATCATTAGTTTCAGAAAAAGATTCTTCGGCGGCAAAAAATACTCGTATAAACTCAGCCATAGTATAATCACTAAATGACATATCTTTTTTCATTTTAGTTCCAGAACCAACTAGTCTTTCTAAAAAAGTTTTTTTAGAATATAATAGGTAAATATATTCAGCAATTAATTTAGTGGTATCTTTGCTAAATTTTTCTGTAAGTTCTTCAAACGGAGATTGGACAGAACCTAATTGTTCTAATTCTACTGATAAATCTTTTTCTTTATAATTATCTTTAAATTGTTCCCATTCAAATTCTAAATCAGACCAACCATCTTCATCGTTTCCTTCATAAAATACACTGTAAGCGGTGTCAATAAACTTAATGATAGGATAATACTTATTTCCAGAAAACTGTTCCGGCTCAAGCCTCTCAAAAATAGCAATCGTTTCTCCACTTGCCCCTCTTGCTCCGCTACCCTTCTGCCTAAAACCAACCGTGGGCCTGAAGTCTTTTTCTAAAACAAGATTAATATATTCTTCAGCATCTTCTGGGCCTAGTACCTCTATTAAACCCTCTTTGAAATCTTCGGATTGCGAACCCCCTTTCAACTCTTCGTGCATTTTAATTATAAAATCAACGAACACTTTTGGAGTAGAATCCATAATCGCTTGAATATCACTTGTTCTACTTTCAAGATAATTTCTCCACTTATTGCCACTATCTTCATCAGAACCTATTCTACGTTTTAGTGCATCTTTGTATTTCTCTCTACTCATATTTTCGCCAATTGGCATAATCTCAATATTTGGATTAGATTTACCGGATTCAGATAAACGATATGACTCGTTTAAATATACATCTTTTAATTTTTCAGAATTAAATTTAAATTCCCTATTAACTTTATCCTTTAAAAATTTCCATTGGTCATGTTCATTTAAGTTAGCATTAATATCTAATATCTCTCTAAATATTTTAGACAACCAAAGTTTCTTTCCTCCGGTAACTTTTCCTAATCTATATAGTAAAATTTGATTATCTTCACCTCTTAATCTCATAATATCATAAGAGTAGGTTTCATCACCAACTGATTTTTTTCTTATTGAACTATATTTATCTAAATATTTTTTTGCTTGTTCTAGTGTGACCGGAGTTACAACATCATACTCGTCATCAAAAAAAGAAGCATAAGTACCTTCTTCTTCTTCCGACCTAAATCCTTTAACATCCATTAACATATAAGTATATTCAAAGGGTTTCTCATCAGTCTGCTGAGGTAAATTATTTTTATGTTTTAAGATATATTCATCACCAAGTTTATCAGCAAGTTTACGTAAATTATTCTTATTTATCCTGTTTCTTTTATCAGTATATCTACTAGATAAAATACTTTCTAAATCTTCCCAATCATCCATATCTAAAGTATCTTTATTTAAAATATTAAGGATTCGATTTTCAAATCTATCGAAATTCTTTTGCCGAATAATATCTCCTTTTTCATCTCTTTCAATAATAGCATCCATAATTGGTTTTAAAAGTTCATATCTAGGTTCCCACTCCTTTACCTTTTCTCTATATGTTCTACCATCATACCCACCAACTTTTCTCATTAAACCAAATAAGTTATTTTTTGACCTGTTTAAGAATATAGCGGCTTCACTTAATGTTCCGGCTCTAGGTTTTAAATTCTTATTTTGTTCATACTCTTTAATAAATTTTTGGGTGTTTTCATCGGTATCAAATATACCCCACCACTGGGATTCAGTAAAAGGATAAGGCCAAGTTTTGCTCTGCTTTAACATTTTATCTTCTTGGTCTGTCATCCAATAATTAAAATTATTTTCCCTACGCATTTCCCCAAGGATTAATCTAAAAAGTTTTTTCTTTTCTTGGGAGGCTGCGGATTTACCTTTTTCCAAATACCAATCAACGGTTTTTTTATTATCTCTCATTAATTTACTATACAAAACGTATTCTTTCAAATCAGTTGGAAACATATCATTCTTAACCTTGTAGGTAAATTCATCCCACATGGCTCCTTTAAGAATGTTCATCCAATTCATTGTTCGTCACCCCAGTACCATTCGTAAATTTTATCAATTACATCTTTATGTTCGTTTTTATGGTCACGCCAAATTTTCTTTTTATTTAGATTCTTGTAACCTTCAAGTTGAGCGTTCCAATAATCCCAATTGAGCATTATAACCCTTTTCCCCATATTGTATACTTTGGTAAATACTGTGCGTATTTAGATAGCCATGTGGCTAATTTATCAATCACTCTCTTCGCCTAACCAATCAAGTAAAATTTTCTTATTTGCCTCTTTATCTGCAAATCTACCATATAAGGAAGGGGCTAAATCATATTCTCTAAGCACCTGTTTAATCGAATTGAGCATCATTCTAGTCCCTTTAGGGTCTTCTGCTGACATATATGCTTTTATCATATTCAGAAGAACAGGTCGCATTCTTTCCTTCATAGCAGCCTGAACTTCTTTTTCTGCTTCTTTTACATCTTCCGGCGCAAATCTTCTTGCATCAGACATGGCATCCTTTGTGCTAATTTTTAATATATCTTCCCAACTCATTGTAACTTCTCCTGCATCTTACTCTTAACATCAAGCCAAACTTGAGGATGTTGTTGAGCCAAAACTTCTTTAACAATTTGCATCTGTGCGATAACAATTGTATCTTGCCTCTTGTGAATAAGTTTTCCTTTGAATTCCATAAGATATTTTAAACTCTCACGAACCTCTCTAGCCAACTTAGTTAATGAATCAATCGTCTTAGAATCAATGTCATCCTGATGAAAAATTTCATCCAACTTAACATCTAATTTTTGAATGTTCTTAGATAATAACTCAATCTCATCTAATTCCTTTTTAGCAATCATTTGAGCCGCAGATTTCTGAACTAATGGTTGAAGATGGCTTCTCATATGTAATGCAATTTGGTCAGTTGTTGTTCCTAAAACAGCAGCCAAATCTTTTGATGCTAATGAACCATCAGCCAGACCTTTCTCATAAATATCTCTTGAAGGGTCTGTACATAATTTACACCTTGGGTTAGATTTTTGCTCATATTCCCCTGCATGATTTCTCATATGCCGACTTGTTGTTCCTGAAGGCCAATCCATTTCTTTATCCCAATCATCAGCAGTTTTATCCATAGAATGAATAGACTCTTCTATTTCTTCTCTTCTGTCAGACTGACATACTCGACAATGTTTTCTTGTTTTCATATTAATCACTCCATATTAATACTCTGCATAGGAGAATTGACTTCTAATTTTCGCCCAAAAGAAATTTCCGTTAAATCCTCTCTAGTAACTAATCTCGCGCCAGCAATTCCCGCAGCATTTTCAATCAACCGTTTTAACTGCGAATCACCAAAATGTTGTTTAGCAAAATTATATGTAAATACTCCAAATTTTAACTCTTTACTCCCATCTTCCCACATAGTAGGAATTACTACCAAAACTAATTCCTTTTCAATATCCCCATCCTCTTCATCAAAATCATCATCAATTTCTTGGAATAGTCTTCTTAAATCTGATATACTAATTTCACCACCTGCCATTCTAACAGGTTGCTTTTCTTTTCTTTCGGCCTTAGTAAAAGATTTTTTTGTAACACAAGGTTTATTTAAATGGTCATAGCATAATTTTTGTCTACAATCTTTACAATCTAAAACAACTTCCTTATCACAAAAATCACAAGTTTCACCTTTATTTCTACTAATTTCCGCCTGTCTTGCCTTATTATATACTGAAGGCATATGTAATCCAGCGGCAGGGTTTTTCATAGGTTCAATTCTTTGTGGCATTAATTTAAGAATATCTTCCCAAGACTTCTTAACTCCGCCTCCACCTTCACCGCCTTCATCATCTTTTTCTGCCCAGCGAGGTAAATTACCATCTTTCTTAGCCTTTTTATATTCTGTTTCCCATAACTTCTTTCTACCTTCGATACTCTTTGTAGTCCAAGGCCTATGTAAGAAAATACCCTTATACCCACCGTGAGCAAAAGTATCTAAGTTGATGCCCATTCTACGAACAATACTTCTCAATAGGCCGGGAGTAATTTTAACAATTCTAAATGGTCCTAAATTTTCAGAAATAGAATCTTCAAGAGCAGGAACTAATGACCTAATTGCTTCTACCCCATTCTTATCGTTAGTTGCAATTTCAAAATCAAAAGTATTTAATTGTTTACGCACATTTGCGACATTTAACCATAGTCTCTTAAATGGTTCGTTAGTACTATGGTAACTTTCTTGATTAGCAAGAATATTACTAAGGCCCTTAATAACACCTTGAATTTGAATTACTCTTTCTCTACCCTGTTTGCCAACAATAGGAATATCACCAATTTTTTGATTCTTCATTTCCTCTTCAAAGTCAATAAGTAAAGTTAGCAAACCTCTCTCTAAACCCGGAACAGTAGATTTTTGTAAAGTTCTACCATTAAACAGTGCTTGCCACATTGGGGGTTTGGCCTGAGATTTATCATTAGTTTTTCCGGGACCAGCATCTAAATCATACCAACCTTCAGGTACTGCTTTTTTACCTGTTTTTCTTTCAAACCAAGGAGTTCGATAATGGCCTCTAACAGTTACAGTTTTCGTTCTACTGTGCTGCTCAGTAAATATAATGTTCTTGGGATTAGACCTACTATCCTTTTCAATTTCTTCTAAAGTGTCAATAAATTCTTGAACAGTTTTTAAATCTTCTTTAGTGTAAATATCATCTTCTCTAACAATTTCCATAATATCCTTAATAGTGTCCATAGCACCTACTTTTGTTTCTTGTTTAGGTCTTTGAACTCTTTGGTCTACATGGTCCATAATAAAATCTAATAGGCTAGTATTTCCCTTTTCACCGACAATACCAATATCTTCCATCTTAAGACTACTACAAGTTTCATACCATCTTTTCATATCATTTTGTAGTTTAGTAATCATAGCGGTCTGCGTAACAGTTAATGTCCCGCCGGGAATATTTACCTTAACATCTTTCTCGCCCTTTTTCTTTTTAGAACCTTTCGATTTAACAATAAACTCTTCTAAGTCATAACTCTTAAGAATATCCTGCCAAGCCATTTAAATCACCTCAATCTCTGAAAAAATCCATATCTTCTGGAACAATGGGATAAATGTCTTCTTCCTTCTTTTTCTTTTTTCTAGGAGGATTAATTGCTTCATTGTTAAACATATCCTTTGTTCCCGGATTAGTAGTAGTTACTGCACCAGCAGTTTTTAATGTGTCCCACCATGATTTCTTAACTTCTGGGACACTTTTCATTTCCCTATCAGGTTCAGATTCTAATGCTTCTTTAACATTTTTAATAGCATCCATTACACCTTTGACTGATTTATTTTCTTCATCGTAAGGGCATAAATTTTCTTGTATCATATCAGAAATATAATCCATTGTTGCAATATGCCCATCATGTGCGCCACCCTTTCTTATAGCCATTTTACGAACATCTTCAATTTGTTCTAATGCAAGTGGTGGGAAACATTCATTTCTTTTAATTACTTCATCAACTTGGCTTCTAAGAACTTTAAGAGCATACGATAAATCCTTTCTTCGCTCTCGATATGGTTTATCACCGGCTTGTCCTGTATTATAGGCTTCACCTTCTGCAAGATAAGTTTCCATCATAGCCATTAAACTCTTAACATAAGGAGCATCAATAACTTCTTCAACATACTCATCTACCATCTCACTAACTTCTTTTTCTGAATAATTTTTAATAGCCGCTCTTACCTTAACGCCTGTTAATCCGCTTGTTCGCTCTCTTGCGTCTTCAGCCAACTGTTTACTTAAATGACCCTCAAGAGGGCAACTTCGAGGAATAGCATCATTTTCAGTTAAATTCCACCATCGCCTACTTCTATCTTTAATAGTCCTTTCATTATGAGCCTCGACACTTTTCTTATGTTGGTAATGGCTAAAATCAACACCAGTTTTCTCCATCTCTTCCATAATTTTTTTACGGCTTCTTATTTCAATAACTTGATAAAAAGCATCCACTCTTTTCTTCGGGCCTTCAGGTAAATTTTCATACTGAACTACTCTACCGCCCTTTATTTTACTAATTTCGTCTGTCATTTTATTCACCTCTAAGTCTTTCCATCCAATTTTCTGATGCTCGCCCTTCTCTATCTCTAATAAAAGGCGGCAGTTTTAACGTACCTCTAACTTTTGGTTTAGGTTCTTCACCTGTTAATTCTTTAAATGCTTCCTTATCACTGTATGCTGTTCCTTCCTTATACGCATCAAAAATAATTTTTCCCATACCATTAATATGTTTATCAAATAGTGGAATAAGGTATTCTGTTACTTCCCATTGAGTCGGCGCTCCAAACAATGACTCAATCATACTATTCATAACTTTATCACTAGGTTCTTCACCCATTTCTGCATCAAAGAACATAACTAATTGATGTAATTCCTCACCTAATGCTCCTATTGTTTGGTCATAAGCATTTTTCATGGCTTCTGTACCTGCTTTACCTTCTGCAATAGCAGCAACGTATTCATTAATTAAATAATCAACAATCCTAGTTAAAATCGGACGTATATCTTGTAACTTTTTATCAGTACCTTCAAACATTCTGGAAACTTTATTACTTGCCCAATTATATAATTCCACTTCTAAATCTGCATATTTTTTTCCAAGAGCAGCAGCATGGCCTCCTTCGTGCATAATAGTTTCAATAATATCTTCCATTCTTTGATAATCACTTTGAGTCAAACCACTTTTAGAATAATCTCCACCAAAGGCAGAAAGGTTAATTAATATTTCATCTTCCTTCCTATTGTATAATCCATACCAACCGGCTCCCTCTACAAAAGTAAAATCAATATCTACTTGCTTAAGTAGAGTCCACCAATTCATAATAATCACAACTTAAATTGTCCAGTCTTAAATCCGCCACGGCCCTGTGCATTTTGTCGTAATTTAGCAGGTAATCTTCTCATATAGTTATCCATGTTTTTTGGAGTATTAGGAGGAAAGATATTATGAGGTGCTTCTTCTAAAGGTTCTTCAGCAGGTTCTTCGGTATAATCAATTCTACCATTTTTTCCGGGATTAGGGTCAACACCTGTTACTTCCCATTCGGGCATATCATCAATTTCGTTAGCAACGTGATTTCTAAATTTACGCCCAACAAGTTTTCTTTTGAGTATTCCCCACCACTGTTCCATAATAATCACCGGTATTTAAACATCTCATTTAATTTAGCCTTACGCTTTTTGCAACCACAATCTTTTCCGGTTGCCTTAGAAATAGTATCAACAGTTTTCTTAATTCCTGTTGCAGTAGTAATACGTTCAATTGTATCACCTAATCCTTTATCTTCTTTGAGTAAATCTTTCCAACTCATTTTAATCACCTTGATAATTTAGATGCTCATAGTATTCTTCAATTTCCTTCTCTAATTCTTCCTTCAAATTATCAAACGCTTTAAGTGAAGGTGCTTCATCATATTCCCAATCTTCACCATCAGTATGATTATGAAAACCTGTAATGAAATTTTTTACTTCTTGCAAATCTTGTTTAACCTTTTTAATTCTTCTATCTATGTCTTTAATACGAGAAGATTCCATCATAGCATCTCTCGCAGCAAATTCTCTATAATCTTCAGGTCGTAAATCTTTTCTAATTGTATCTTCCCAACTCATTTTAATCACCTTAATAATAGCCGCCACTATGAACTAAATTATCTTCCTCATCATATAATTTAAAACCAGAACTACCATAATTTCTAAATTGTTCATTTGAATCTGCATAATAATCAAATTTTTCTTCTGCCCATTTCTTTGCTTCTTCTAATGTACCAGTAAAAGTTTCTTGCTCATCCAAATCAGGCATATCCCGACCATCTCTAGTAACTGATTCCAGACTTAGATAAAATTCATGGTCATCAGAATAAGTGGGTTTATCATAAGATGCTGCTTTATCTGCTCGGCGTTGCATTTGTTCACGCAATTCCCATTTCTCTTCATCATTGGCCCAACCGGGCTGTCTTTCTTTAAGAATATCTTCCCAACCCATTTTATTCACTCTCCCCAACTTGATTCATTAACGCTAATATCCGATGCTGCACTTCTACCAAGTTTAGGATATTCTTCTTCAAAAATTTCTCCCATAATTTTTAGAAACTCTTCTTTATCTTCTACCATTTTTTCTGGTCTATGAACATAAGTCCAATTACCATAATCACCTTGCATAGCAAAATCAACTTGTGTCTTTAAAAAATTTCTTGCAGCATTTCTAAACTTTCTATTTTTCCACCAAGCAACTAGACTATCTATTCGCTTACCTTTATTAAGCGTATCTTTCCAACTCATTCGTAGTCCACCTTTACAACAAATTTAGCAATTTTCATTAATTTAACCCAACCCATCTCATCATCATTATCAAAATGCTCTAATAACAACTCAATATGCTGGCGTAATTCTTTGTTTGCTTTCTTATAATCCATCTTACTCATAATATTCACCAAAATTTTCTGAGAAATTTTTTTAAGCCATTTTAAAACAGTTTTTCAAAATTTGGGCTGCGATTTGTGAGGGACTAGCAAAAAAGTTTTAAATAAAATCAATCTATTTCCAGTATAAGAATAGGACTTTCAATTATAACAGTTCAAATCAGGTAGTTATGTTTAAACTAATGCTAATATGTTGTTTAAGTTAAAACAATTGAATGAAAAGGTCACAAGAAATGTTATTTTTTTAATTGATTTTATAACACGCGCTGTGACTAAATGGGCCTTTATCTAGTTTGTATTGATTGATAACTAGGGCCGTAGTGCTTCTGAAAGTGTAATAAGATTAAACATAATACAGATTACTTTTCACATACATTAAACTCGCTAATGCCTCCTGATTCAGCAGTATTTCATCTAGGTATAAATGCTCCTATCTAGGGAATAAACTTATGTCGAAACTGACCATTTAGAGCCTAATCAGCATTAATTTTATTTGTTTAATTTTTGGATACAAAGCATATGGTTGGATAAATCGAGGTTTTACACAACCATATGGTATTACTTTGGAATAGCCCATGTGGGCCGAAGCCCGTCATCTTAGTTTAAGATGTTTCTTTCTACTGTTCTCTGATTCTTTCAGATAGAGTCGGTATTCTTCCTTAGCGTAGTTTGTTAGGTCTTTACGCCAATGGATAGAACCACATTCACAAATACCGATGCTTTTGACCTGCATAGGCCATCCACCAGCAACCTGTGCCTTTTCAGTAATATGGTTCAATACCATACCACCACATTCACAGAAATGATGGGTTTCAAGTTTTCTTTCTCTCTTATACATTTAAGCCACCTTCATATCAATTGTCATCATATTAAACTCTGACAACATTTCTCTTGTTCTTTCTATTACCTCATCAATTGTGTCACCTTTGACGGCCAACTCCTTGATAATTAAAGTGCCATTTCTGTCATGGCCTACTTTGAGGGTTACTTTTGATTCACTATTTATTGCTACGATTTCTTTTTTTCTACTAAACATGGTTCTCACCGTTATTGACAACAATAACTATCGTTTGATAGGGTTGTTCAAAGCACAACCATATGGTACACGTATATTAACTTTGTGGATATAAGTGGCCCCGAAGGGCGCTTAACGCATAATGATGCCATCAGCGTGCTGTTTGACCCTTTCACGGAACCTATCAGGTTGAAACCGTGAATTGTCACGTTCAAACATCATGCTGAAGTGAGCGATGCAATAATTACGAATTCGCTCATCAACCATAAGGCCGAGAACTTCAGCAATTGCTTCATAATGTCTCCTTTGAAATTTACTCATTCTTCTTCCTCCTGAAATTCTACTTCAACCACTGGTGCGCCCAATAACTTAGGGTGGCCAATTCTGTCGATATATTTCTTGATTGTCGAAATATCCATATAGTGCTTCCAAACTAGGCTCTCATAAGCCTGTAATTCCGTTTTTGTCATCGCGTGCATTTCTTCTATTGTCTTATACTCTAATTCCATATTTATCGCTCCTAGTATCTAATACCTGATGAATCTAGGTATAAGGTGCGTAACCAAAGATTTCTTACCATATGGTTGGTTTCTTTGGAACCAACCCTAATATCGTCTAAATTAAATCAATAGATACCTAAGAGGTGTATTAAGATGTATGTGTATGAAGTAGTAAAGCAGAACAGAGAAGGAAAGACAACAAGTTACGGATTTTTCCGTTATGAGAGTAGCGCTAATCGCTATATTTCACAACAGGAGAGATACCGCATGAGTAACCTTGCTCACGAAATTGCTCGACTAGTCGGGTGGAAGCGTGGCAAGAATGCAGAACGATTTCAGGAAATTATTTCTGAGATGTCCAATTCACCGTTTTCGGTGAAAAAGATTTCAATTCAGTGACCACCTCTGGTTGATTTAGCGGGGGGGATGCGCTTCGACAAGCCATCCCCTCCCAATTTGGGGTTTACGTTTAAATACTCACAAAGTTATTAAACTACCAACCATATGGTATTAAGAATTATGAGATTAAATATAAGAATAACGCAAACAGGGAGGATATAAATACGCCTGTTATTACTGATATTATCAAATTCAAGATAGCCCTAATTATTGAGGTCATAATGCATAAATGCATGACCATATGGTTGTCTTTGGCAACCCTATATTTACCATATAATTTAATTCCCTTTATTGTCTGAGGCTTAGCGGCTTCAGCATTCGTCGTGGCAGAATAATCTCTTTATCAGGGATAATGCACACCTCCGAGATTCCTTAGCAGGAATGTTTGATGGCCAAATGGCTGAGAACAAGATAACTTCGGTTATCACCGTGTAGCGCGGTCAGTGGAACATTAGGGAGTATAACGCTCTAGTGGGGTGGTTGGAAGTAATCGAAGACTATAATTCAAGAAAAAGAATTCTAGGAGATACGAAGAAAACTTATGGCGAAGGCGCTTATCCGGCGTAATCCCATCGACACCTCTTTTTCCCCGACGGGAATGAAGCAGTTAGGTCAATAAACTGATAGCGACTTGTATCAGACAAAGAACAGTGAAATCGCGCGATAATCACTGGAAGTATTGGAGAATGCAATATGCACTAATTGGCAAACCTGCGGATTTCCTTTATTTTTTTGTGGTTTCATTTCACCAAAGTTTTCATTACAACCATATGATGTGCTTTGCAATCTCATAAGTAAAATGAAATAAAGTCTGTTATATTACAGGAGATGCTAATATGACAATCTATGAAGACAATCAAACATTTGTAAACATGACACCCCACGTAATTAACATTGTTAACGAAAAGGGACACGAACTACTTTCTATTCCACCATCAGGTAATACTATTCGGCTTTCTGAAGAATGGGGGCCATTGGGTGAATTTTCCTTTGATACTGATTATGAACCTCTAAGCGATTGTACTGTTCTTGATGCTGAATTCACTATTCCAATTAAATGCGTTCAAATGAAAATGGACTGTGTTGAGTTGCCACCTATCCGTGATAATGTGTGGTATATTGTCTCACGCGCAGTTTGCGAAACATTTCACAATCGCACTGATTTTCTAATGGTCGGTCAAACCGTTAGAAACGATAAAGGGCAAATTATCGGTGCAAAGTGCTTCTCTCAATTATTTTGATTGGGGCCTTGTTTACCCCAAAGTTTAAACCACACCATATGGTGGTACTTTGTATGCCCCAAGGTATAATGTGGGCTAAGTTGTTAATTGTCAATAACAGGATTTGATTAAATGTTTTGGAAAAAAGAAGAAATACAAGAGAAAAAATATTCCTTGAAAGTCGGCCATGACAGATATGGTACTTTGATTATTAAAGAATTAACTGTTAAGTCTGATACGGTAGAAGAGTTGATGGAATTGACTCAACAGGCTTTAGAGGAATTTGATGAAATGAAACTAAGAATTGAAATTGGTAAAATGGAAGTGAAAGCATGAATTGTTGTAATAATAAGATTATTGTTGAAGTGGATAGAGAGTGGGATTATCACCCACGTTGGGGAATGAAATACACTGTTTATCTTGGTTGTTTTAATTGTGGTAAGGTTTCTATTGAAAAAGGAGGAAAATTTAATGACGTCAACGGAATCAACTGATAGGCTAACTTATGAGGAACATGCTTTTGCTATTCTTATGGCAATTGCTGGAATGAAACTAAATCCAGAAACAGGAGAATTGGAGGAAGAAGAATGAGGTCAAGTAAAATGATGTTTGAAGGTATAACTCGATGTTTAAACTATAGTTTAGAAATGCAATTAAAGGAAACTGTTGAAATTATTGAAGCGTACTTGAAGCGTTGGGATGAACAAGACTATTATGGAAGAAAGATGATATATGATAGTGTTATTCTTTTAATGCGAGAACATACTGTACCCCGTAGACCACGTTCACAATTAGATGAGGATTTGGAAGATTTGAAAGATATGTCTTATGCTGCGGCTAAAGCAGCATGGGATATTGCTGGAGATTATTTATTGAGCCATACAAGAAATGGAGGAAAAATAATGACTTTAGAGTATTATCAAGATTTGACTTATCACACAATAACTCGCAAAATCCGTAAAGGAGTAAAGGAAGGAGTATTTGAATTCAAGCGAAACAGCGAAACAGGAAAATTAGAATTGATTGATTTAAGGGAGGAAGAATAATGGGTTCAACAAAGAAAACAGGAAAAGGGCGATTTGTCGGAAGAGCAGAAATTAAGAACGAAGATAGGCGAATGAGACGAGCAGAAGCAAAAGAAGAAATTGCTCAAAACTTGAGAGATGTATCTAGAATGAGAATTCCTGTTAAAAAAGGAATTGAAGATATTATGGATAAAATGTATCATCATGCAGATTGGGTAATAACAGGGGATGAAGAAGAATGAAATGTAAAACAATGGATTGTGGAGAAAGAATGAAATGGGGCGGTAGAGCATATTATTGCCCCAAATGTGTAAAAGGTGGTAGAATTCCTGCTTATTACATAAAATAAATTAATTACGCCCTTCGGGGCAATATAATCCCAAAGTGTTATATTACCATATGGTCATGGGGTGTTTTTGAAATTACTTGTTTATTTCATAAAACACTAGGCATTTAAGGGTTAGGCCTTGGCCCTATTTTTGAGATTGTGGGGTTTTCTTAACGGTATTTCTGCTATACGCAGACCTAAAAACCCTTACCCAATCATATGGGTGTGTATATGAGGAAGGCGCGATATTCTTTGCATTTGCTTAAAGAATACAGCAACTGACCTAAATTGTCCCTCAAATTATTTAAGGTAACTCCCATATATAAGATATCCGTAATTTCACTCACTCAGGATATATTATTCACATATCCTTAACAGTATTAAAGGAAGATAAATCTTCCATTTAAAACTATTCATTCGCTCGTTTACGATATATCTTATAAGAATCGTACCATATGGTA